GTGCTTGCAACGCGGATGCACGATGATATCGAACGACTTCAGCCACTCAATGCCATCTTCCAGGCTGCCAGGGCCCTTTATGGCCGGCATGATCTTCGGGAAGCCGTTCTTGCGCATGTGGCTAATCGTCTCAGGGCGAGCGCTATCTGCGGTCAGCGGCCATTTCTCACTGTCCGGCACCGTCATGAACAACTCTGGCGTGTCGACGATCTCGCAGCCCACGCGGTACGCCTCATAGGGGACGTACAGGCGCCGACCGACGATATAGCACTGGACGAGCACAGTGGGATCGATTGCAAACCCCCAGTCCGCACCTTGGCGCAACACTGCAACTGGATCGACGTCGAATTCCTCGATGCGCCAGTTCTTGAATACGCGTGCCTCGCTGTTCTGCTCGTACTTGCCAAGCCAGATGTGAGCGTATTTGTCCGGGTCGCGTCGCTTGTCGTACTCCATTTCGTCGCGCAGCACGTCAGGGAACCATGGGTTCTCCGTATAGTTGACCTCAACGACGGTCGAGTTCGGCGGCGGATTATCGCAGCGGAGCAGGGCATCAACCGGGTCAGTCGCCTCACGCGGGTTCCACGTGAACCAGATTTCAGATCCTGACTTGCGGATCGTCGGGCGCAGCAGATCGAGTGAGCGCTGGCTGAGCGACTGAGCCTCTTCGACCCATGCCACATCGAACCCTTCCAGCGACTTGATCGAGTCGGCAGTATGGTTCTGCATGCCCTGGAAGATGATCTGCCCGCCATTGCGTGACTTGATCTTGGCGTCCTGCACCTCGAAATAGGCGCCGGCATTCAGCGATTCGATCTTGCCTTCCAGGAGCTTCTTAACTGACTGCGCGAGCGATTTCTGCACCTCACGCACGCACACTGCGTCCGTCTTGGTCATCAGCGATCGCTCGATCAGCATCTCACCAAAGAAGTGGGACTTCCCCGAGCCTCGTCCACCATGCGCGCCCTTGTAACGGGCCGGATCGAGGAACGGAAGGTAGATGCGTGGCGTCTGAATGTCGAGAACTGTCATTTCTTCGGTGCGTCAACAACTATGCGGCGAATCTCCGCAATCTGGACCGGTCCGCCGTCTTCGCCCGTCACTTGCAGCGGCAGCAGCTTCGGATAGATCGTGCCCCAGAATACGCGCTCGTTCTGCGGCTCTTCCTGCGCCCAGGCCACGAGACGTTCAGCGCCGCCCAATTGCTCTGCGGCAAGCGCAATAGCCTCTTTGGCGGTTTGGGTCATCTTGTTCGGCGTGCCTTTCGTCCGGCCGCCAGTCTTTTGCCCTTTTGCCATCGAAACCTCCCTAATTTAGATTAAGTGACCAAATATCGTTCATCGCGGACCCGCGCATATACCGAACATCGTTCGGCTTTAATTTTGCCACCAATCAACCGTCCAGCGGTAGATTGTCCTCGGCGTTCTTCTCCGCGATCTCTCGCGCACCACGGTCGAATGCCACCGCAACCAAGATGGCAGCTGCGAATCCCGCGAGGAAGCAGAGACCGGCCAGCAGCAGCAGGGGGATTTCGGGGTTGGTCATGCTGCCCTCCGGATTGCTGTCCACACTCGGCGATACCATGGCAGCGCGTTGAATGTAGCGAGGCGCTGACGCAGCAACACGGCCTCGTGCGCCTGACGCTCTGCGCGGCACTCAGCTTCGGTCAGCCGCGCCTTGAGCGGCAGCATAAGCAATTCCTCCAGTTCAGGCTCAATCGCGATGTATTCGCTCGAATCGCGGCCGACGAGCCGGATCGAATGCACCTTCAGATGTAAGCGCTGAACCAGATAAGGATCGGCCATGAGGAACTCGCCGGTGCCGATGGGGAGCACGCTTTCCATAGGTGACATACGGTACATCTCGACAAAATCGCCGGCCTGGGCTCGGCGCGATGTGACTTCGTACACGGTTACATCTCGCATCATGCTGTCTCCTTAAGTGCGCGCAGCTTGGCGCGGTAAGTGGCCTTCATCTGCTTCAGGTCGTCGATGGTGTAGTGGCGGGGCGTGTTGTCGGCTTCCAGGGCCTCGACGCGAGCGAGGCCGATGCGGGCGATGAGCCCAACGCGGTAATCGACTGCGCGGCCGGCTCCGTGACGATTACAGACGACAAGCTGGCGGTGCGCGTTATCTTCGTGGAAGCGAAGATGCGGCGCGCTCCCGGTCGATCGGTAGTGGCCGCAGTCCCATGCTGATCCGGTCAGGTACTCTTTCGTGGAAGTGCGACCGCAGCAAATGCAAGCATTCCCCTCGTCGCGTGCGCGAATATAGGCATTGAATGCTGCCTGCGCCTCCTTCAGCCAGTCCGAGCGCGTTTTCATCGCCGCCTTGCGCTCGCGAGTCTCCTTGCGCTCCTGCTTCTCGCTGTCCCGCTTCCCCTGCACTGCGGCGCAGGCCGGCGAACAGACACGCTGCCCCATTCTCTGCGGACGGAACGTCTCTCCGCATACGCTGCACTTCCTCTGCCTTAACGTAGGCGTCGACTTGAGAATCGCGCTGCGCTGGCCGAGCGGCTTGCGGCGGGTGAGAGGGGATCGGGAGAGGGTCATTCCACCGACTCCTTCTCGACGTACTGCTTGCCGTCGATGATGACCGTCGACCGAGTAGTCTTGCCAGACTTGTAGGTCGTCGAGGTGGAGCTATTCGGACAGCGCGCGACGGTGATCACATTGCCGTCGTCATTGGTAAGTTTGAAGAAGCGACAGTCCGAGAGTTCGACCGGCTTTATCGGAAAACTCTGCTCCTTGTAGCCATTCGAGCACCCACCAACTGCCAGCAGCACCGCCAGAATCATCATTCGTCTCATGTCTCAGTCTTTCCCGTGTCGTTATGCGCATCTCGCGCGAAATAGTCTCGTCAGGCCCTCAGGCCGGCTGTGGGGCATAACCCACCTTCACAAACTCCGCTACGTCGCAGGGCCACGCAACTGGCTTGCGGCAGCGTTCCGCGACTTCAACCAGCCACTCGGCCAACTTAGGCGGCGTATGCTCACGCTCGGCTTTGGTGACGGAGGGTAGGCGCGGATAGCTCTTGGTCGGTCGGATGCAGTGGGTCGGACTGCCGTCGCGGTGCGGGATTGGTGGCAAGTCATCCGGGTGACAACCGACGATGTACAGCCAGGTAGCCTTTTCGGCGCGGTGGCCAAAGTGAAACTGGTCGATTGCCATGGTCCAGCCGCCAAATCGATCGGGCGCGCGTCCAGGGAAAGGCAACGTCTGATCGCCCCACAGGGTGGACTCGGCTGGGTGTTCAAGCACGCCGCCCCACGCACGAATATTGGCAACCGCAAAGCGGGCCAAATCCTTCTCATCGTCACGAGGCTGGGCAAACTGACGCATGCGCCCCCAGGCACGGCACGGAGGGTGCGCGACTACTGGCGTACCGCCAGGCCAGCGGCGTGCATCGCGCTCGATGTCCCATACATCGCACCGCGGCATAGCCTTGTAGTTACTGTCGGCGCGCGCGAAGAGTATTGCAATGCTCATGGCTTCCTCTGTGGTTGCATATTCATCCGGACGCCGAGGCGGAGCATTAGCAGGGCGTATTGCAGGCCGGCGAGGGCTTCTAGCTGGTATTGCTGTTTTGTCATGGTTGGCTCTCCAGCATCTTCTCGGCACGGCGCCGAATCACCTCCGCAAATCCGATGGCCTGATCGGGCGACATACCGAGCCACGCTGTTGGCGTGGCCATGCTGATGACCAGTGCTCCGTTTTCCTCACCGATCGCCAGCGTGAGCGCACCTTCATCCTCGGAATTCAGTTGGCCGGACGGGTATGGGCGCTTGTTCCACGGCTTGAATCCCAGCATCTCGGCAGCAGTCGGGAACGTACCGTTGAAGCAGATGGCGCGGTCGTCGATCGTCAGGAATGCAGCTGGCTTCTGAGTCGGGAACTTGAGTACGTCGTCATGGATGTACTGCCAGGGCAGGCCGTGCTTGATGAACCACTCTTTCATCGCCTTGACGCCCTTCGGGTCTTTCGACCGGGACGAGTAGATGCAAACCTCGGGGCCTCGGTAGTCGCCAAAGTGGCCAAGACCTTCCGGGACCGGCAAGTGCCGCATCAGCCATTCGAATGCGCCCGGCACAGGGTCGTCAGGGATCACATCCACGCCTTTCCAGCCGGATGTGTATGAGTGGATTACGCCGTCAAAATCAACGCAGATAATCGGATTGCTGTTCATGTGTTCTCCTGTGTTTGTCGTTCTGCCCACTTCCTTCTTGCTGCCTCGTCCCGGGCCCTGTTCCACAAAACGCACGCTTCGTTCGTGTCGTCGTGGCGCCGCATTCGCTCGTAGCCGTCGCAGTAGCCGTGGCCTGATGGAGCGTCGTCGCGGCGGTGGAAGCGGGAGCACAGGACGCAGGGGTAGGGTGGGCGGTTCATGGCTTGTCCGGCTTGATGTCCAGCGCCTCGCGGGCAAAGCGCGATTGGATCGGCAACAACGATTCACCGGCTGCCTCGCGTTCCAGCAGTCGCTTGGCCCAGCCGCGTGCGTCACCGCCTCGGAAGTCCTTCACGACCATCGCTGCGCCAAGCTCCCTCAGGCGCTGCGCTGCTTCCTCACGGCTGGTCTTCGTCTTCCCGGGCGCCGGCAGGGCAACCATCGGCTGCGGGATCTCTGGCCATTCGCCTTTGTCCAACTGCTCGTTCAGGGCCGCTTCCCAGCGCGTTTTGATCTGGCTGTACGTCTGCTCACGCAGATCGAACGACAGCGGCATGGCAGCCCAATAGATCGCCGGGTGCGACCACTTGCCGTACTTGCCGTTAGCTCGCTCCTGCGTGCCCGCTACGGCCTCGTAGTAGGCCGCTGTGGCGTCCAGGGGGCGGCGGCACAGCTTCTTGAACTCGGGCAGCGTAGGAGGCCATTCGCGGGTGCTCAAGGCATCCAGGCCGCGCTTCAGTTCGGCGCCGCTGTAGCCGGCAAGCTCCCGGGACCAGTGCGCTATCAGGGCATCGGTGTCTGCGCCGCCCCATTGGTCCGCGAACTTCTTGCCGTAGTCGAGCAGCATCCGTTCGAACAAGCGCTCAACCCAGCGCTCTGGAAGCGCTTCAGTTGATGTCGATGATGTCAGGCTGTGGCTCATGGTTAGTAGTCCCTTGGATGCGGTTCAGAAGGCGCTGCGTGTTCGCTTGCTGCGCCTGGCGCGGTGAGGCACGAGGCTGATTCGCACGGCCGGCGTTCACCTTCGCAGCGTCGGCAGACCAGCGATTGAGAATCGCCACCACGTAGGCAACGCCGATACGCTCGCCGGGCTTGGCCTGCTTCGCTTCGGCGCAGGCGGCGGCGACGGTCTGCGGCGTTACACCCTGCTCGGCAAGAGCGATCAGGCGAGGGTCGGCAGGCTGAGATTCAATGCCAGCACGGCGCATGGCAATGCTCAACATCGTTGCCGGGGAAGGATCGTCCTCAGCGCGCGCGGCCGGCGCATCGTCGCCCAACTCCGATTGAGTAGCTGCGCTGCTTGCTAGGGGTTCAGGATTCAGGAAAGGGGATTCAGGAATCAGAGAATCAGGGGATCTTGGCGATGCCTGAGCACTACCTAGGTTGGTGCTAGCACCTTCCTTGGTTGGTGCCTGCATCGTGTTTGAACTGTTCTGGCCAGGTGCAGGGATGATGCTTGCCGCTTCACGCACATGCGGAGCCTGGTGCTCACTGAACTTCAACACTTGAATGAATCGCTCGCCGTTCACCTGATAGCGCAGGATGAATCCCCAACGGGCCAGCTCTTCCAGCAGCGGGTCGACGTCGATCGAGTCGTAGGGCAGCAGTTCGCCTTTGATTCGCTTCGGGCGATCTTCCATGCGACCTTCTCGGTCGGCCAGCATCCAGAGGCCGGGGAAGATGAGACGAGCCCAGGGCGAGCACTCGGCAAGATCTTCGTTCTTGTAGAAACCGGGCTTGATATTACGGGCGCGTGCCATTCTTGCCACCCTTGATGATGTTCCAGCAGATGCCGCAAAAGTATTTAAACTCAGCGCCCTTGCGAACGGTTGGGCGTGTATATGCGCTTTCCAACGCTTCGCAAACTGCGTGCACACCAATCGACTCGATGAACTTACGCACACTAATCAGTGCAGTCGTCGACAACATGTAGCCAGGATTGATCGCCTCGTAAAAGTCAGCGACTTGTCCAACTTCGTCTTCCAGGCGGAGACGTCTTTCGTCCATCACTTTCTGATAGCCGGCGATTTGCATTTCGTGCTCAGCGATCTCCGCAGCCCTTTCTTTCAGGCTCTGCGGAACCTCGGCAAGCGACGTTGCGGACTTTCCGAGGTTGCAAGGCGCACAGGCGGTCACATAGTTGTCGATGTGGTTCTCGCCATCGAGGGCCAGCGGGACCACATGGTCAACATGCAGGATCACAGCCGGCGGATGCGCGCCGCAGTATTGGCATGTGAAGCCGTCACGCTTGAAAACTTCAAAGCGCGTCTTCTTACTGATTGACTTGCGAGGGGTTGCCACGTCAGTGCTCCTTGTCCAGCAGGTTCACCTGACGTGCAGGCCCAAAGAGATACGCCACCAGTTCGTCACGACGGTTGATCGGCGCCCAGGTGCGAAGCGTGCGACGACGCGGCACGGCGCCCGGCTTCAGGTCCAGATGCTCGTCGCGGGTCAGCAGCGGTGCCGCCTGGGTGCCGTTTGCGTGATAGGTGTGATAGATGGCCGATCGGCCCGGCTGCGTGCGGCGCACGCGGTAGACCCGGCCAAGGTCAGACAGCAGGTTGAGATGATTTCGTGCGCAGGTGCGGCCGATTCTCATCTCTTCCATGATGATGTTGTAGGTCACGCCATCAGCGCCGGATTCGATGATGCGGTTCTCGATGGCCTGGGTGAGGCTGTTGGGGGATGAGATGCGCACGGTCACGGTGGGCACTCCTGCAGTTGACGGCCATTGGCTTTTACCGTCACCTCGTGGTGACGTGCGAGCCAGCCGGTCTTCCAGTCAGCGATCGCAGCTGCTGATGGATTCATTCCGTGATCATCCAAGGTCAGGCCACGGTCGAACGCATCGGCGCCGCGTTTGCGCATCAGTGCAGGGGTGACGATGCAGATGGAGTGGTCCATTACCGCTCCTCCTTCATGAAGGCTTTGCGCAACTTGTTCGCCTCCTTCGCGAGCTCGCAGATGCTCTTGTGGAGCTTGCCGTACGCCCGGTTCTCTGCACGCGTCTTGCGGGCATCACCGTACGCGGTATCGCAGATCACCACGTTTTCAGTAATTGATAAAAGCTTCGTCATGTCTGGTTCTTCGGTATGAGTTGTCAAGGCTCGTTCCTCTTTTCCCAGCTCGTGGCCGGGCTATTTTTGGGTTGTCTCCTGCCCTCGCAAACGGAAGCCATTAAAGATGGCTCCGGCCGTTTCTTGCGCCACATGCTCGGCTAGCCATTCGACCTGGGCCCGGACATTTACGGGATTCCTTTGGGCTCGCTGGAGGCTTAGCATGGGTACGTGCCGCCTTGTGCATCAGATCGCGAAGGAACGGGCTTCTACCCAAACCTCCCCGAATCTGATCGAGAAGGCTGATTTCAGCGTCGTTCAGCTTCACTTCGACGGTTCCAATACGTGCTGCGTGGTTCATAGTGTTGCTCCTTGGTGTTGCGGGTTTACTAGGAGGGGACTTCTGGTGCTGCTGATGCGGAAGAGGGACTACGACGAGTTGGATGTCGATTCAGGAGTGAATGGCTCGTCAAAGACATCGGGGCGGGCCAAGCGGAGGAACATCAGACGTGCTCGCGGGATGCCTGTGTCCAGCCACTGCGAGACAGCGCCAGGCGTGATCTCGCACAACTCCGCCGTCTTCGTTGTGCCTCCGAGGCGTTCGATAAGGGTTTTAGTGTCCATATGCTTACTTTAGCGCACTAAAGATCGTTGCGCAAGCACGCTAAAGAATATTTTGTTTAGACTGCTAAAATGAATACACTTCCTAGTCGGCTGCACGAGGTGATGGACGAGCTCGGCATAGAAAAGCCTCGAGAGCTTGCGGAATTTTGTGGAGTTAGCGAAGGACTGGTTTCACAATGGTTTTCGGGCACCACAAAACTGGGGCCAAAACCATTGCGCGCCCTAGCTCGAACTCATTTCAACCTTGACTGGATAGTAGAAGGGCGCCTTCCGAAATATCGGAATGGGCCGCATAGAGCAGACGGAGGGGAGGGTGATCATGTGGCGAGGGTATCGCCACATATTCGCAATGAGTTTGAAAAGCTATCGCATGGTGAGGCCGACCTACTCCTCGTGTACCGTCTCGCTGCTGACGCAGACAAGACGTTCCTTCTGGGCGTCGCTGACGCTATCAGGCGCCGCATGATTGTTGAGGGGACGTGGGAAGGCCCGAAGCTGGCCGCGGGGAGCTGAACGCGCTCGTGCCTGTGCATATGCCTTTGCCGACTCTACGATGACATCCCGTGCGAACTGGTCCATAGCAACATAAGCAGCGATGAGTTCAGGCAAACGGTTCATATGCATGTCTCCTAGGAAATTTTCTTGGAGATAACAAATTAGACCTATTTTTTGTGAAGCGCAACGGAGAAATTGTATCAATTCCTGTTCCGAATCTTTAGCTTCCCACTCTTTTATCTAGCCCCTCACCATGCCGCGCACGACGCGGCTTTTTTTTGCGCCTTGACGCCCAGGTAGGCGTACCCGAACGGCTCAAGCATGGCAATCGCCAAACTTTTTCTTTAGTTCGCTAAAATATTTCTTGCGGTATTTTCTTTAGTGCGCTAAAGTACTCTCCATTGCAACCGAGCCCTAGGGCGAACCGAAGGAGATGAGTGATGTTGAGCAGAGAGCAAATCTTGAGTGCAGTACGCGAAGGCCGCGAGACCGACTGTATCGATGGTCGCGACTATGTGCGCCTCGGTGTCTTCTTCCCTGAGTCCGACTTGCCAGCACTCGGATTGAAGCTGAATGAGGGCGCGACCTGGGAGCCGAAAGAGCTCACCCGCGAAAACGTTCTCGCTCAACTTGCCGACGACGTTGCCTTTGGCTTCGAGAAGGCGCTCAACAAGCGCGGCATTTCCTCCAGCTTGATGCACTCGACCGTGAAGATGTGGATGTGGGTTTTAGAAGACGACCTGCAGCACATGGACGACTACGCGCAATACGGTCTGCCGCTGTTCAAGCAAGTCGCCGTCAAATACGGCTTCGATAACCCGATCGGCGACCACAACGGCGACGAGCCGGAATACGCCTGCGACTAACACCCTGCGCCCGCTACTGCGGGCAGTTACCGCCCAGCTGGGCATGGAGAGCATGATGGAACAGTTTCGCTTCCGAGAAGACAGCGACAAGGTGCTGGGTGCCGGTGACTACAGCATCGACAACGAAGAGATTGGTAGCCTGCATTACACCGGCCTGTATCGAGGCAATGAGATCGTCGCACTGCTGGTCAGTGAATGGTCCGAAGATTCAACCGAGCGCATGTTTGCACTGGGCGACTTCATCGTCCGCGCCTGCAACAGCCATGAGCAGCTGGTAGCGGCCCTGCGCGACGGCCGCGTCGCCATCGACGTGCTAATGGCCCAACTGATCGAAGTGGACCCGTCCTTCCTGCCGACGAAATCGGCTGCGTGGCCCGCGCTGGTGGCGATCAAGGCAGCACTCGAAGCAGCGGAGGCCGCATGAACGCCCGCATGTCCGAAGAGGAAGCCCGCGACGCGAAAATCCGCGAGCTGACGGAGAAGAACGCTGCCTACACCAAAGCGTTGCTTGCAAAAGGTGACACCAAGACGATCCACGACGTTGGCGATGATGTGACGAACTACCTCGCGTTTGCTGCCGACGATCTGAACAAGTTGGTAACCGGCGAACTGACGTTCGAGCAGGTCCGCGACAAGGTCATCAACGACGACGCTGAAGTGCAAGCCATTGCGCAGGTCGAGAAGCTGGAGAAAGACCGCGATGAAGAGGCGCGCTGGGCTCGTATCGAGCGCATGGCTTGGAATCGTGAGATCGGCTACCTGATATGAACCAGCGCGAAATGAAGCTACTTGAGAAGGCCTTCATAGCAGAGTTCGAAGAAGGAGCGCACGGGGTAATCGGCGTCATGCAGACCAAAAGCAAGGTGGCACTGAAGCTGGTCGAAGAAGGCTATTTGATCAAAGACAGCCAAACCATTGGCGGGCGATTCCCTGTGACCGTCCATGGCTACCGACTGACGCACTTGGGCCGAATCACTTACTGCGTTGGCTGTTGATGGAACGGAGCGCCGCGTCCCGTATAACGCGCGGCTTGCCCTGATGTCGGGTCAGGAAATCGACGCAGTGGGATCTGAAATGCCCTGACGCCCTGGAACAGACAGGGGCCACAAGAGAGTCGGTTGTGCTGCATGTGCTCATTCGGTGAGGCGGATGCAGCGGCTGTCACCGAGCGTACCGGGCAACCGGGGCAGCCGACTCCCTTGTGGTCGAAATGCCCGCGTAACCCCAGCACTGTCGCGTAGGGGCGACCGCACTAACTAACAACACGGAGAAAACCATGCTGACCCCTGAACAGATCAACGAAATGCTGGAAGCCGCCAAGCCCTCGATCATCGAGTCCATCAAGGCCGATGTGAAGCAGTGCATCACGTGGGAAGTGAAAGAGCAGTGCGCAAAACAGGTACGGAATCACGTGGAGGGCTGGATCACGGAAAACGTAATCCCGGCGATCACCGCTGAACTCGTTGAATCGAAGCAGGGGCTTATCTCTATCGGTGCTGCGCTTGGCCCGGCGATCGTGGATTCGGTCGTGCAAACCCTGACGAAGGAAGTGAGCGAAAAGCTCGGCAAGTCGTGGGAGCGCAAGAAGATTTTCGATGCACTGATCGGCTAATCCGGCCACCACAACCGAACAACAACCGCCGGCGGCGCCGGCCAGATAGGAGCGAAGGACATGGCATACAGCGATTACGGCGGATACGCATACAAGAACGGCGAGCGCGTCGAAGAGCGAAGCGACTTCACCATCATGCCGGATGGTAGTGGTGTTGGCACCCCTGGTGCATGGGGCGGTTTTGCAGCTTTGGCTGCCGGAGCTTCCCCAGAAGAGGCTAAGAAGTTCGCCAGCTATCCGCAGCATCACGCTGTGCTCGGTGATGGGCCGTTCTATGTTGGCCTTCACAAACAGACATCGACCTTGCTGTATCTCGGCCAAGAACGACTTGAGGCTCTGGACTATCTCGACCCATCGTGCGCCGATGCCGTGAAGTCTTACGAACACGATGGCAATGTGCGTCGGTACATTGATTCCGACTGGAGCATCGATAACGGCAAGCCGATCGTATTCAACGTCGACGGCAACAAGATCGAAGTTCTGTACGAGAACACCGACAACTACTACCAGTACGTCAAGCTGACGCAGCCTGATGGCACGATCTGGACTGGTTTCGCAGGCTATGGCGTCGGCGCCGGCCTCGAAGATGCTGACTATGGTTTTAGCACGGATGACTGCGAGTCGGCGCTGTTCGACCATTTCCCGGTCGAGGCGGCCCAATGATCGCCGCCCGCATCGTCCGCCAGGATGCCGAGCCTGCCCCGCGCCGCGACTTGATCGGCTCGCTGCTGTTCTGGAAGCTGGACTGGTTCGAGGCCCATCCTCTGATTTGCTTCGCCGGGATCATCTTGACGATTGTGCTGAATGGAATCTTGGAGCAATTACCTTGACCCGCTACTACGCCTACGCCCTTCTGATCCTGATAGCCATCCTCTCTTCGATGGCGATTCTGCAGCAGATGGATGAAGTGAACGAAATTCTTATTTGGAGCCCTCAATAATGGAAGTCCTGAACAAACAAGAAAGTGCCGTAGCAGAGTATCGCCCCTTCTACGCGCAACTGGTCGAACTGGAGCAGAAGAACGCCAGTCTGGTGTTCGACTACGAGTCGCCTAAGGGCAACAAGGAGGCGCGCAGCCACGTCAACACCCTGCGCCTGACGAAGGGCGCCTTGGAGCGCACCCGCAAGGCCGCGAAGGAAGAATCGCTGCGCATCGGCCGCGCCATCGACGCCGAGGCCAAGGAAATCAACACCCGCATTGAAGCGATGATCACCGTGCACCAGGAGGCAATCGACGCCATCGAGCAACGCGAGAAGCAGCGCGTCGCCGATCTGGCTGAACGTCTGGCGGACCTGCGCAATACCGCTGCTGCCGCGACGACCGCCGCCGAATTGGCTGAGTCCATCGCCGCACTGGAACCACTGGTAATCGGCGATGACTGGCAAGAGTTCAAGACGCAAGCACTGGAGGCGAAAGACGAACTGCTGCGTGGCCTGCGCCTGCGCCACGCTGAACGCGTCGAGCATGAAGCCCGTGAGGCCGAACTGGAACGCCTGCGCGCCGAAGCAGCCGAACGTGATCGCCTGGAACATGAAGCCGCCATCGCCCGCGCCGCCGAGGAACGCGCCCGAGCCGAAGCAGCGCGCGCCGCACAGGAGGCCGAGGCACGCGCTGCTGCTGAGCGCGAAGCCGCTGCACGTCGCGAACTGGAACTGAAGCTCGCCGCCGAGAATGCCGAACGTCGCCGCGTCGAGGCCGAGCAGCGAGCCGAGCAGGAACGTATCGACGCCGAAGCACGTGCCAAACGCATGGAGCAGGAAGCCAAGGAACGCGCCGAGCGTCAGGCTAAGGACGCTGCTGCCGCCGCTGAACGCCAAGCCGCAGAGGCAGTGCGCCGCGAGCAGGAACGTGTTGCCGCCGCAGAGGCTGCCGCTGCCGCCGAACAAGCTCGCCGCGAGAAGGACAAAAAGCACAAGGCTGCGATCAACCGTGCCGCACTGGCTGCGCTTGTCGCCGGCGGTTTGTCGGATGAGTGCGCGAAACAATGCATCACCCTGATCGCTTCCGGGAAAGTACCGGCCGTATCGATCGAATATTGATCGGAGCCCTAGATGAAGCGCAAGTACCGCGAAGCCATGCGCGCCGCAAATCGAGCGCGAGACATGCAACTGGATGACGCAGCAGACGCGCTCCAGCAGTACGAAGAGACAGCACGGCGCCAGACCCTGTGGCCTCCGATGCCGGTCAAGCCAGCTACTGGCGAACCCTGGCGCCCGGTTATGACCGAGCAGGAGCGCAGGGAGCACGAGCAGTACGTGAAAGAGCAAAACTTACCATTCTGAGGTAGACTATGGAACAGAAAGACGCCGCTGCTGGCTTGGCACTGATGCGCAAGCCCTTCGAATCTCACCAGATCAGCGAAATGTGCCGCAGCACGAAGAAGGACAACCAGAAAGGCAAGTGCCCGAAGTGCAACGGCTACCACGGCCTGCCGGCGATCCAGCTGACGTACGTTGGCCACGCAGCCCTGACTGACCGCTTACTTGAGGCCGATCCGGCATGGTCGTGGGAGCCGCTGGCATTGGACGCTAATGGTCTACCGGCCATCGACCGTGACGGCGGCATGTGGATCAAGCTGACTGTGTGCGGCGTGACTCGCTTGGGCTACGGCGATGCACAAGGAAAGACCGGCGGCGATGCGATGAAGGAGCGTATCGGCGACGCACTGCGCAATGCTGCGATGCGCTTCGGTGCCGCGCTTGACCTGTGGCACAAGGGCGTGCTGCACATGGAAACGGAAGACGACGCACCGGCTGTGCCTGACAGCGTGGGCCTTGCCAATGCCGTCAATGCGATCAGGGGCGCGGGCACCGTGAAGGAAATCAGCGAGCACCTGAAGGCAGCTGTGGCCCTGTACCCGAACAGCAAAGATTCCCTGACGAAGCACGCCAGTGAGCGCAAAGCGCAACTTACCACTTCTCTGGCGGAGCAAGCATGATCGACCTGACCAAGTACAGCCAAGACGAAGTAATCGCCAAGGGCCATTACTCCATCGTCCGCGCGGAACATGAGGACAGTAAGAAGCGCCTTGCTGTCATGTGCGGGGCATTCGCGGCCATCGCCCCGCAGGTTCTGCGCTTGGCTCAACCAGACGGCGATGCAATCCCGGACGGCGCTGCGATCGGCAAGCTGCTGGAGGACGGTGGAGATCTGCTGAGCAAAATCAGCTTCCAGATTACAGAGATCGAAGGTCTGGCGCAGCAGCGTGCGGTACTTAAAGCCGTTGCGTGGAACCGCTGACGATGAGTGAAAAGCGCGTCCTTTGCATCACATCCACGAACCGGCGCCACGTGGCCGAACAAGTGGCGAACCTGCCTGAAGGCTGGATGATCAAGGCGGGGCCACCGACACGCAGCTTGGAACAAAACGCTTTGATGTGGCCGCTACTGCAAAAGCTCTCAAAGCAAGTGGTCTGGCATGGCGAGAAGCTA